CCCAGTAAGAAGGACCTCGCGAGATTCTGGGCAAAAGTCGATAAAGACGGCCCAACAATGCCTCACATGGAGACCGCGTGTTGGGTGTGGATGGTTACTAGCCCACAGAATCCGTATGGGGCCATCCGCATGGACAGCGCAACCATTAAGCCTCATCGGGCTTCGTGGATGATTGCCAACGGCCCCATTCCCCACGACGGCAGCGCCCATGGGATGTGTGTCTGCCACAGGTGCGACAACCCAGCGTGTGTGAATCCTGATCATCTTGCTCTAGGTACGCACGCAGACAATATGCGTGATATGGCAGTTAAAAGCCGACATGGGAGCCACACAAAACCTGGGAGTTGGCCTAGTGGGGAGAGGCATTTTTACCGTCAGCATCCAGAGCTTAGGCCGCGTGGTGAATCTCTCGCTCACTCAAAACTTACTAACGACCAAGTTATCAAAATCCGCGCCATTTATGCGGCTGGTGGCATTTCCATGAAGGCGCTAGGCGCGCAGTTTGGAGTGTCTGCATCTTTAGTGTGCATGATTGTCAATCGAGACATCTGGCAACACATCCCATGAGCTAGCCAAAACTTCCTCTTGCAACAAATCCATAACTACACACAATATAGCCAATATGTCCGACACTACGACAGCGCCTTTTGATCCTGCCTCACTTTTGTATGGCAGCCTAGATAAGTCTCCAGAGGCTTTCGCTGCCGACTTCACTGCTGGGGCAGCCAAGCCAGCGCCCGTGAATGCGGCCCTTTTGCCCGACCCCGACGACGCCACCGGCCACGATCCCGCCAATCCAGTGCCCGCCACAGATCCCGGCACCTACGAACTCAAGCCAGATAGCGAAGTCACCGCCCCAGCCGAGGCTGTGCCCGGCCAGCCTGCCCCAGCCGCCGAGCCGGTTGACTTGGCACCTGTCTTCACGCAGGCCCTCGAAGATTACAACTCCGCCGCCCAAGCCGCCCAAGATGCCGCGCAGACGTTAGCCGATCTCCAGAACAACGCCGAGGGTATTGCCGAGTTTACGCCCGAGATGGCCGACGCCATGGAGGCCAAGATGAAGACCGCCGCCGCCGCCGAAAAAGCGTTTGAAGAAATCGGCGACGACTCCCTTGAACTGGCAATGAGCCAGTACCCCGAGTTGCGCGACGACAACCACCCCGCCACCCTCGCTGTTAAGAGCCTGCTCGCCGTCAACCCCGAGTTCGCCAGCAGCAGCCCTACCGCCGTGGCCGAGTATGCCGCCAATCTGGCCGCCCAGATGCGCGCCTCAAAATCTCCCGCCGTGCCAGTCAGCCAGCCTCAGCCCGCCCCTGGCCCCGTGCCAGCCAAGGCCCCGGCTGCCCCGGCCTCGACCAGCGTAGCTATGGCCCAGCGCCCCGCGCCCGGCCAGCCAACTGCGCCTGACATCGTGGCTCAGGTCCGGGCGGCAGTCACGGGTGGCGCAGGCCTTGCCGGGCTGTTTGACTCAGTGCTTGGCAATTCGCCTTCGCTGGGCAGCGTAAGAATGTCTTGAGATAGCGGTAGCCGAAAGGCAGCCGACGCCTGTGTGGCGTGACGACAGATTAACAAGGCCCAAGAAGCCTTGAGGTTCAATCTGCTCGCAAATCACCACCACACTACCGTAATGGCCTCATATACCGAAATTAACGCTCAGACCGTTCAACAGCTTGTTGATCAGTCCCCCACCTACGCACGCCAGATCCTCTGGGTGTCATCTATCGCCTTTGACAACGAACGCTACAACCCGTTCTCTGAACTCATGGGCGGCCTTGGCTCTGTCAAGCCCGTCAAGGAAGTGCTCGACACCTCTAAAGTGCGAGGCAACACCATCGTGTTCAGCTCCGAAGCTGGCCTCGGCGGCAAGGGCGTCCAGGGTAACACCAACCTCGTCGGCGCTGAAGAAGTCCGCAAGTACAGCCAGTTCACGCTGACTATCGGCCTTCACCGTCACGCCGTCGCCGAAACCGTCACCACCAAGGATCTGACGTTCATTGGCACCACGTTCGACCAATCGGCCCGCCGTGGCCTCAACGAATGGGTGCAGCGCCTCAAGTGCGACTGTATCGAAGCCGTGATGATCGGCAGCTTGGAGAGCTACAACACTCTCTACGCTGGCAACAAATCCAGTGTCAACGCCCTCACCTCGACTGATGTTGTCACTAAGTCCACGATCTCCCAAGCGAAGATCATGGCGAACGGCATCAAAATGCAGGAAATCGAGATTGCCCGTGGCCCTAACGGCCAGCGCATCCTGAAGTACTTCTTCCAGGGCAACGACTACCTGTTTCAGGGCCTCCGCGAAAACTCGACTTGGGAAAGCCTGCTTGCCACCGCTGGCACACGCGGCCCTACCAACTACCTGTTCGCAGGCAGCCTGCCGGAATATGATGGCGTCATGCTCAACAACTGGGCAGTTTCCAACACCGCCGCTGATGCCGCCCAGGGTGCGTTCTGTGCTCCCCGCGCTTACCTCGGCGTGGCGATTGTCGCCAAAGGCACTACTACTACTCTCACGGCCCTCAGCGGCGGCGGTTTCAATGGTAGCTCGGTGCTCACCACCAACGCCGTCGCCAAGACTGCAAACGACTACTTCCGCTACTTCCCCGGTGCTCCGTTCACCGCGTTTGAGCAGACGTTCATCGCCTCCAACACTGACAATAAATACCTAATGGTCATCAACGGTTCGGGTGCAGACGCTGGCAAGTTCAGCTTCTTCAAGTACACGACCACCGACGGTTTGACCATCTCCGACACTGGCCTTACCCGCCTTGGCTCCACGGCCTCGGGAGACTACGAAACCACCCTCACCGGCTCCACCATCACTTGGGGCACCGCTCCTTGGACCTCTGCCTACCTCACAGAAGGCATCATTCCAATCTCTCTGATGATTCCTTGCAATAGCAAGGGCCAGCCATACGTCTGCGGCTACTTCCTCGGCAACAACGCCGTGTACTGCGGCTACGGCACCGTCAACGGCAAGGCCAGCACGGCCATGGGCCAGCGTGTCACCCAGGAGAACGACTACACCAACCGCTTCGGTATCGGTGTCCAGATGGTCTGGGGTGCCACCGCCTACAAGAACGCCGCGCTCATCAAAAACGGCTACATCGTCGTTTACGGTGCTTGGAACGCCCCCGGTATGCCGGAGGTGAGCTAACGGTCACGCCTTGGGGCCGCCTAGCCCACTCGCCGGGCGGCCTTTTTGGCAAACTCAACGCAACCCTCTAGCTACCTACTTCAATGCTCCAGATTACCCCTATTCCAACGAATCCGGCGGACCTGCCAGCCCTTCTTGGGGCCAGCCTGTCCACCAATCACCGCGTCTTTGTTTACGACTCGTCCAAGCCATCCGGCGATCCTCGGATCTGCGCCGACATGACCCTGGCCCAGTTTTTTAGTGGCGTGAATGCCCTCGTCAACGCAGGCACGATCAGCGGCCCGCGTTCCGATGTGGTGGAAGCCGTCACGGCAACCGCAGGCGGTGTCGCCATTGCGGCAGCCTCCAGCCACGTCACTGTCACCAGCGCAGGTGCCAACGACATTGTTATCTTGCCAGCCCCCGTGGTAGGCAAGCAACTTGTAATCAACGTCGCTGCAACCGGCTTTGAGCTTCGCAGCTCAGACCCGGCTACCATCGCCATCAACGGCGGCACAGGCGCTAGCGCGGAGTCCGCCATTGCCGCCAACTCCACATGCTACCTCACATGCGTCTCCGCGACTGCATGGAAAGGCTGGTTCATGGACGCCGACGGCGACCTTGCCAAGATCGAAGCCGCCGCCTAAGCCGCCCGGCCAAACAATCAGCCAGCCCGGCCTTGCCTTTTCGGCGGGCCGGGCTTATTGTTGGCCTACGACATCCGATGCCAATCCTAGCCCCCATCACCCGCCCAGCCACGGCCAAGCAAGCCGCCATCCTGGCCTTCTGCCGGGCCAGCCACGCCGAGACAGGCCGCCTGCCAAGCAGCCGGGCCATCCAGGCCAAGTTCGGCCATGCCAGCCAGACGGCGGCTATGATGCACCTCTGGGCGCTCGTTCGCCGGGGGCTGCTTGGGTATGATGGCAATGCACTTCTTAAAAACCGATTCACTCTCAAACCATGATTACTCATCTCCAAATTTGCTATCCGCAACACCCCGGCCAAGCCTTCCCCATCGCCGCCAGCAACGGCCAGACCTTGCCCACCCGAGCCCGCTCAGACGTGAGGCCCAAGAAAGGCTACCCAGTTCGCATCTTAACCCGCGCCGAGTGGGACGACCAGAACAAGGTGGCCGGGCCATACTTGGCCGCTTACCAGCCCATGCGCCCAGTGCCAGACGTGGACTTCGAGGCCGAGGACGGCAGCCTACACGCCACAGCAGAAGCCTGCCTAGCCCATGAGCTACAGGCACGATTTGGAGTGGGCACACTGGCGGAGGTAGAGGCCCAGATGAAGGCCATAGCCGAGGCCGCCAAGCTCACGGTGGGCGATGTCGAAGCCGCGCTCTACGATAAAAATGGCAACCCGCCATTCTCCGGCGTGCCTGAAAGCCAGCCAGCCAAGCGCCCAGGCGGGGCCGTGTGTGATCCACGCTACAACGACGGCGTTCCCCAAGAAGACTGCGCCCTCCTCCTAGCCTCTGCCGTTAGCCAGCGCGGCCTCAAAATCGCCGAGGCAGCCAAGGCCACCGGCCTGACACCCGCCCAGGTGCGCGCCACGGCCAAGAGCCTGCCGGGCCAGTTTGTGGAGAAAAACGGCAGAGTGTTCCTTGTCAGCTAACTGCCATTAACCATGTCCACCCACCGCCCACGCCTCACCGCCGGAGCCTATGCCGCCAGCCTCCGCGACATCGCCCCCAGCATCACGCCCGCCCTCAAGGCCGCCCTAGCCTCCGGCCCCCTCAGCCTTGCCGCCCTCGCCGCCAAGGCCGGGCACAGCTTCCCCGTCACGGCCTCGGCGGTCAGGAGCCAGCCAAAGCAGTTCAGGGAGGCTGGCGGGCTGGTTTACGCGCTCTAACACCATGAAAAACGAACAAGAAGCACTAGCCTGGATTAACAGTAATCCCGCCACACTTAGCCTGCTCTACGACCTCAATAGGATGCCAGAGCAATTACAAAAAGGCTCACGCGAGTGGATTGAAATGCTACTTATTGCCGCCCACATGAAGGCAGTTTATGACGAGGGCAGGCAGGCCGCCGCCCAGGCCACGGCAGACGGCTGAAAAGGGCTTGCCCACGGCTGGCGGGCAGGGTCAGATGTGCCGCCAGATTTTGCGGTGGACTATAAGACTAATCAAAGAGCGTGACATTCCAAATTGTGCGGCCAGTTGCTTTTGCGAAATGTTGCCCGCCGAGTATGCACCTCGTATATCCAATACTAGGTTAGCACTAAATTTAGCGCGACCATGTAACTCACCACGTCGAACGCATTCAGGTTTTGTCCGAAAATGATGGTTGTCTCCGCGTGGCCTGCTTTCTGGCTTTATGCTGCTACCATTGCGCTTTTTAGCGAACATATCGCGTATGTTGTCAGCGTTAGTGCCAAGGAAGAAATGCGCAGGATTTGTGCAATTACGACGATCACATCTATGGCATACACAAATCCCGTGGTGGCTGCCATCATGCGGTATAGGGCCATTAGCCAGCGTCCATGCGATACGGTGGGCAAGAAAATTCTTGCGACCTACACGCATACGGCCATAACCGTTTTTTATTGTGTCGGATGTCCAGACCCAGCACGGGCTTTCCATGTGCGGCATCGTTGGGCCGTCTTTGTTCACTTTCGCCCAAAAACTCGCCTCTTGAGATGGAGTGAGCTTGATTTCGCTGCGTGCTGGTAGCACGGTGGTCGTAGCTTCGTTCATGGTATGATGAATTGGAGTTAGCGCCGTGCGGAGTTTCGACCTCTAATCGGCGCGACATTCTATCCAACGCTACAATCTGTGCAAGCGAATTGCTCTTGCCGTACAGGGGCGAGCGAGTAACATGGGACAATGGCGATTGTACAAACCATCAGGGACGAGCTTTTAGGGATGTGTGGTCTCGAAGAGACCTCGCATGGACCTCCAAACTTGGAGGCGCGCATCATCGGCGACATCAACAGAGGTCTCGAAGCAGTAGGGGAGTCAAACCCCGCTGTTTACTATCAGGTACGGCCAGATCAGGCAGAGGTCGTCAGACCGCCCGTCACGGTAAGCGTCACCGTTACCCAATACTCTAAGGCCATCACATTCAACTCTGGCTACGTTTCCACCTGGATGCCGGGAAACTCAATCCTCATCACTGGCGACAGCACGCTTAACCGTATTGAGGACGAGTCCACGCCATCCGCGCCCTTACTTTCCGAGCCATTCATGGGAGCAAGCGGAACCTATTCGGCGACGGTGTATAATGATTGGATTATGATGCCTACAAACGTGCGAACGGTCATGGACCCCGTGAGCCTCGACAAGCAAACCATTTTGCTACCCGCCCAAGGAGCCTCCGACCTAAATATGGGTTGGATGAACTACAGCATGGACTTTGACCGCCGCTACGCCGGGCTAGTGCTGGCCTTGCAAAAGCAAGTGCAGCTAGCCTCCCGCTACTGGCCCTACGCCCAGATGGTGCTTGGCACGCTTCGCGGAGGCCTGATGCTCGACACACTGCCGGGCGAGGCTCACAAGCTCGTCTATGACGCTAAGAAACTTGTGTTCGCTCCCGTGACGACGCTGGCGGACACCCGCACGACCTTGATGCCACAAGGAAAAGACGTTGAGATACTTTTGCCAGTGGTGCGCTGGTTTTTTGCTTCGTACCAATTTTGCAGTATTCCAAAGTCTGAGCTTCAAGACGATTACTCCTTAGCCATGACCAAGGCCGCCCAGCTCACGATTGCCGGGAACATCCAGAAACGCTACCGCTACAGCCAACAGAGATAATGGGAGCGCAACTTTACACACACGATGTCCGCGAGTTTGGTACTCTGGCGAGTTCAATCGAGTCAACCGACATGGGAGGGCGGCTACAGCGCGCCATCAACACCCTACTTAGACCGACTGGCGCAATAAAAGGTATTCCTAAGTATGTAAGATTATGGGCGACCTTTGAATCAGAAACCGCCGCCACCAAGATCCGCAGCCTGCCCTTCACCGGCTACCCGTCCGGCGTGGGCGTGGACGGGGCGGCAAGGACGGCCAATAAGACAGTGCTGGTGCGCGTCTATCGCCAGGGCAAGAACTTCATCCTCTTCTACGACCTCACCCAGAGCAAGGCACGCGGCCTCTTTTATGGCGGCGATGACGGCAGTTTCACCTCCGGCGACTACGATTTCTCCGCAGGCACGCCCACCTGGGAAGTATTGGCCGTAGGCTTCGACGCCAACGCCCGCTGGTATGGCAAGCGCACGGCCACCCAGCTCATGCTGAGCAACAACGCCAGCACAGACACACCCGGCATCTTCCAGCTAGGCCGCACGGCCACGCCGGGCAAGTGGCGCTCGGCAGGCAGCAACGCCCAGCCCGCCACGCCGGTCATCAGCCGGGCCACGCCTGCGGGCACTAGCAACGTGCAGGCCAGATGGGCCTTGCCGGGCTCGGCGGGCTCGGCGGCCTTCATGTTCCTGCCCGTGGTGGCGACGGATTACGTTTACAGTTACTCAGCGTCAGCAACGTGCGTTGTCTCGGCCTCGGCTAATACGCTGGCCGTGTCGGGCTTCCTGCCTACCGAGGGCATGGCTGTCTTGCTGGTGGCGACCTCGGCCCCGGCTGGCCTTACCAACAACACGCTGTACTACTGCAAATCTGTTTCCGGCACGACGACAAGCCTAGCCGCTACGGCGGGCGGGGCTGCCATCGACATCACCACGGCGGGCTCTGGCGTGGTGCTTTACCAACTTTTCGGCCACGGCTACAGCGACGCCCAGGCCGTCACGCTCACAACTTCGGGCACGCTGCCAAGCCCGCTTCTCGTCGCCACAACATACTACATGCGTGACGTGGGCACTAATGTGTTCTTCTTCAAACTGGCGGCCACGGCTGGCGGTGCGGCGATCAATCTCACAACGGCTGGCAGTGGCACGCAAAACATTGTTCCCACAGGAACGGCGGTCAGGGCTGGCACGGCCACGCTCACGTTCACGGCGGACGCCACAAACTTCCCCGGCTCCGGCGGCAACAACCGTATCCAAGTCGCCATCCAGCAGTCGGCCTACGCGACCTCGATTAGTTCCACGCTCTCCGGCACAGGTACGACAAGCAACCCGTACCTCTACACCATCATCACGGGCAGCACCGCGCCCATCAACTCCACCGACGCCGTGGTTGCCTACGTCAACGCCGATACCCGCGTTGTGGGCATTCTGGAGGCCGCCAAGTCCGCCGCCGATGCCACAAGCGACGCAGGCAGTTACGGCCCAGCCTTCTTGTCGGGCGGCCTGGGGGCGGGCACGTCGGAGGGCCTGACCTCGCAGACCTGCACCGTGTATTTGCGCTATTTCGACTCAGGCACGGAGCGGCTGGGCTACGAGGGCATTTCCTCCGACATCTCCAACACGATCATCTTGGACGAGTCCACCCGCTCTGACATCCTAGTGACCATCACGCCGGACCCGGCGGCAGAGGGCGGGCGGTTTGATTTGATCCGGGTGTATTTTCAGTTCGGCGAGGGCACGGCTGCCGTGTGGTCCTTTGTGGGCGAGGTGGCGAATACGTCTGGCACAAAGACATTGCAGGTCGGCACGAATACAGAAATCGGTTCCGCGATGTCAGTGGACCAAAACCGGCCTTTGCCGTACAAGGATGTTGTGATGGTGGGTGGCCAGACTTGGTTCGGTGGCGGTCTTGATAATCCCGACCTGCTTTATGTCTCCAAGAACGCGACCGACGACGAGATTTGCCCAGAAGGCGCATATTCGCAGGAACCAGAGCTTGTCAGTTTAGCCCGCCAGACCAGCCGCCTACGAGTGACGGCGCTTTATAC